ATAAATCCCTATAAGTAAGAGAAGTACCATTTGCAGTCCCAACTACAGGAGCAGATTCAGAACCATCAGCTTGTTCACCATTTTGTAAACAGAAAATTGCAAGACAATCAACTGCATGACCCAGTTTAACCCCAAAATCCCTCATAAAAATGGATACAATATTAAGAGAAGAATAATTAACTACCTCATCAGTAAGTTTAATACCTCTTCCAATTTTATATATTTTAAATTCCTTAGAACCATAAGAAATCGTTCCCAATGGAATCGTCTCTGCTTCTCCTACATAACGAGGAGCCGCATCAGACATATTAAGCCACGGCATAATTAATGTAAGTCCCTTCATCTGTTCTTCAGCAGCAATCACATTCGGGTAAATAGGAGCTTTTCGATAACCTAACAATAAAGCAGTCCTAAAAATTTCAGGAATAATCCAACGTACATTCATATCAGGTACAGACACAAGATTAGAAATAGTATCTAAAGCCGGATCAACTCCCAAATCTTGCAATAAACCCGAAAATGAAACATTAAATTTATCTTTAATTACTTCCTCAAAAGAAACATCTCTTGGATTATCTGGGTGATCTCTGATAATTTCAGCAGCTTTAACTGCATCTTTTATGCTACTTACCAATTTACTTTTCTCGTATTGTCTAAGGTTCATGGTATATTTATTTTAAAATTTATGTTTATATTAAAAAATAGTGTTAACTCAATTTATTATACGTAATGAGCGAGTCTTACAAGATCCCCATCTAATGTTGCAGCATCAAGAGCCCAACCACAAACATTAGCAGTAGTAACAGAAGCATCATCTACTTCCAGATAACCTGTAGTAGTATTATATAAACCCGTATGTATCTTTACCGGACCAGCATTTAATGCAGCAGTACCCGCTTCTGCCCAAGTAATAGCATAAGCCTTCATCATAACTGTAACCAATTCTCCCCCAACTCCATTTTGTATAGCAATACCAATTTGGTTAAGAGGAGTCTCAGCAGCGGCACAAGGTTCAATTTTACCATCAGCACATAATTTAACAGATTCCCCCTGATAAACATTATTTGTATCAGTTGCACAAGTTATCACTGTTGCACCTCCGCCAACAGCAGTCCAATCTGCAGATGGTAAAACAAACACATTATTTGGATCTAACGCTACAACAGTAATTTGCCGATTATCAGTAGCATCCGTTAAAGTAGCACTAACCACAGCCGGATGGGCAACTACTGCAGCTAAAAGAAGATCCATTGTAGTATCATGATCTGTAGCAAAAGTAACTGCTGCTATAGCTACACCGTTAATTTTCCCATTAACAACATCACTTGTAGAAAGATCTCCTGTAAGAGTTATGGTAGCTTTTAAATCATCAACCTGAAATTCATGATGAAGTTTATGTGACTCCAATTTTAGGAGTTTGGTTTTAGTTACAGCACCTAATGTGTAAGGCATAATATAAAGTTTTTAAAATTATTATTTTTGTTTCTTATATATTAAAGAATTACCAGTCTAGTAGATTATTTATTTTCCTCAAGTGAGAAAAACTTAGTATTAGGTTTTTTACCCGGATAAACAAGAGTATCAACTACTTCAGGATTTGATTTATCAATAAGCTTATCCTTATCTTCTTCTACACCCGGATTAGCAGATGCGCGAGTAACATTTGAAGAACCGCAATCTATACATTTAAACTTAAACTCATCCTCAGTCGCTTTATCATATTGTTTATGCAAAGATTGAAGTGTTTTATAGTCTGCCCCTTCAATAACTGCCAAAATAGCTGCATCTTCTTTCCCCTCCCCAGTAACTAATCGGTATAATCTTACAGTTTCTTTCTTTAAATCACTAATAACAACTTTGGCAAGCTCTGACAATTTAATAAGTTCTGCCTGATCAGCCGGGATACCCTTTTCAATTCCTAGAAGTCGAGTTATTTCAGTTGTAATAGCTTCTACCCCTTCAAAATTCCCAATTTTAATGGGATCAGGTTCTTTTGTAGCATCAACCAAAGCTTGTGTTTGAATAACCCCATATTTGGTAAGCTCTTCTTGGTAATTTTCTTCAGTAAGAGAATTAGCTTCTAACTTAAATAAAGTTTCTAAAAATCTTAGATATTCTTCCATTTTTACAGAATTTTGAATTTCGTTATTATTATTAATACTATCAGGTATTGTAGTTTCAGTTTCCGAGAATTGTTTCCAATCCATAACAAATTTTTGCTGAGTTTTTAAATTTTCAATTTCAGTCTTTAATTCAATTGCAGATAATTGATATCTTGAATCAGCATAACGAGGATTTACAATTTTCCCATCTTTACCAATTTTTTGTGCATAAGGATCAGCACCATGACTAACTAATGAATTTTCATGAAAAGCCGTTATATCAACAACAACTCTCTGAATTAATTTACCTTTATCATCATAACTTCCAACTTTACTCCAAAACTCTTCATCAGTTAATTTAGGATGTGATTTTTTCCAAGCAAAACTTACAGTAACAGAAGAAGAATGAATAGAAGGAGGATCCATCATAATACCTCGAGCTATACGTGGATTAGATTTACCATCTATTTTAAGAATACCATTAATTCCAGCAGGTATTAAAAGACCTTGAGTTTTATAAGCATTCTGCCATTCAACTGCTGCTATAGAACCAATAGCATTCCCCACTGCCCTCTCATGATCAATATTAACAGTTTGACCAATGAGTTTATACATATTTTTCTTTAAAACATCCGCAGGAAAATTAATAGGATTAAATTTAGGATGAACAGTAACGTTAGATAATAGCCTAAACATAGGAGTAATAAATTCTTCATCTTTAGGATCTAAATCCTCAGGAGTTACATCAGGATAATAAGTAGCATAATTTGGAGTTGAATTATCAAATAAACCAAATTGACTTAAATCTTGAGGATTATTTTCTAATTTCCTATGAATTTGATCCATTCTCAACTTACTCAAAGGAACATGCCCCATAATTAAAGTATGTCCACTAGTTAAAGTAATTTGATCAATGTATTTTTCTTCTTTCATTTCCGCATTATGTTTTTTTGTTTGATATGCTCGATATGCTCTTTCTGCTGCTGCTTTAGATTTATATATACATGGACCAGTTCCTATTCTCCATTTTCCATTTGAACATTTAAACACTGGTAAACCAATGGTTTCTTCTTCCGGCATAATGTTACATTATATAAATAGTGGTATTGTATTTATTCATTCTTAGCAAAAGTAATATAATCAAGAATAAGATCAACTATTTGCTCAGCAGCATTAGCTTTCTGGGTTTTTTGCTTTGGTTGAGGTTTATTTTTATCTCTAACTTTTTTATCAGATTTATCCTTATCTTTTTCTCTATCCTGTTTCTCTTTCCCAGAATCATTAATAGGTGCTCGGGGTTCAAGTTGATCAGGTTTATCATATCCTAATTCATCGGCTTTTTGTTGTTGACTAATAACTCCCATATTGTATTTATTATCAACATTCCTAATTCTAATCTCTTGTGCTTGTTGAAATTTTAAATCATCACTAATAGTAGAAGGATTAAATTCTACTCTTAAATTTTGAAACTTAAATCCTGCAAGCTTTAATTCAAGAGAATAACCAAATTTAAGATTTGCAGCTATTAATTTCTGAATATTAGTTAACTGGGATAACATTTTGGTAAAAATAATACTTAATCCAGTTTCAGTACCTGTTTGTCCACCTCCTTGTCCTACCCCAATAAATTGTGGGGATATCTTTAAACCATTAGCAATCTGAATTTCATTATGTTCATAAAGACTTTGAACCCCTCTTAGGTCCTTAGTTGTAGAATTAAAATTAAATTCATGATCTTCCTTATAACCAACCATTACCCCTTCTCCCATTCCTTCTTGTACAGCTGTTTTAGTTTCGACTAATAATTTTTCTAAACGAGCTTTATAAGCATCTTTACCTTCCCCATCATTTTGCTCAGGCTTCACTAATAAAGCTTCAAAAAAACCTAATAACCCAAGTTGTTTTATAATAAATTTAATATTCTGATCCATATCACTCTG